GCTCCATGGATAGAATCGCGTTCGGTCCCTGAAGCAGCAGCGGCATCATCTGCTCAGCGCCGAACATCCGTGCGGCCATGCCCATAGCCTGTTTATTGCCGCGCCAACGCGGGTCTTGGAAGGCTTTGGCTAAATCGAGAATCCCTCTGCGCGCATCAACCGCACCGTTGGCTGTGCGGTGCATCTGAATTCCGAGTTGCATCATCATCACAAGCGCTGCCTGGTTACGCCCGTAGGTGGCGTCTTCCATCGTATCGCCCATGGATTTGATAGCGGCCGTTGCAGTTTCGCCACTTATGCCAAATTGCTCGGCGGCAGATCGAAACCTCAACAAATCATCAGCCGACTGACCTAGAACGTTCGCGGTCTGGGTAACCTGAAAGCCGAGCTTCCCCCACGCCACAGCGAGTCCTAGAACGCCGCTAATCGTACCGACGCCCGCAAGCGTAGCGACGGAGCGCACTGCGCGTCCAACCTGATTAGCTACGTTGTAGGCGGCTTGCCCGACACGTCCAAGGCCACGGGCTACCTGAGTAAGACCCGACACGCGGCTGAAAGTCTGCATCGAACGCGCGAGCTGGCGCGCGGGAGCAAAAGTTTTGCCGAGCTGCTTTTGTATCGCGACGAGTTGCTTCGACGCTTTATCGACGGCGATAATCGTTACTTGAAGTGTCGATTGACCCGCCGTCATTTCTATTCCCCTACTGCTTCATGCGTTTTGCGTGCGAGGTCCAGAAATTCATTTCCTCAACCGTCAAACCCCACGCATCACGAGGCCCCCAATGGTAGTACCTCGTCAAATTGGCAACCTCGATTCCTATTGCCTCAACATCCTTCGGCGTGATCCTGATGAATTCGGGGATCAGTCGGAGGGGCTTTCGCCGGCTTTCCGTGCCGCGTTCAGGCGCGCCGTTCTCGCGGCCTGGAACGAGCCCAAAAAATCCGAGCATTCCTCCAGATCGGTATCGAGCATCTTCTCCACCGCCTTGCGTGGCATCTTGCCGATGGCGGAGATCAGGGCGATGGCGGTATGAACCGAAGTCGGCTCCATCGCCGCTTGGGCGAGCTGGCCGGCATTGGGCTGGGTCAAAGTCACTTCCGTGTACTCGACATCACCCAGCTTGATCGGCTCTTCAAAAACGATTGTCTTGCTCTTTTCCACGGCTTAAGCCTCCACGACCGAAGGGCCTTCCCAACGCATTTCGACAGTGCCGTCAGCGGCCTTGCCGGTCTGCGTCTGCACCGCCCACATGTTGCGGCCGGTGATCGTCTTGCCGTTCGCCAGCTCGCACACGACGGTGACGTTCGTCATGGCGTTGAGCGCCGCCAGGCTTAGCGTGCCGGCGTCGGTAAGCGTGCCAGAGATATGCGGGACGTTCGGTTTTTCGATGTAGCCGTGAACCTTGTCCATGCCGACGATGCTTTCCCGCTCGAAAGCGGAAGGGCAATACTCGAAATCCCCGCGCAGGAGATAGTTCTGCCCGTCCACGTTGAGGTATGCCGTACCGGCGATCCGATTTGTGCTGTCCGCCATTTTGATCCACTCCCTTTAAGCCGCTTGCGCCTGGAGGCGGAACTGCGCCAGCAGCGCGAAGATGCGAAGCTGATCCACCAAAGCACCGGGCCACAGAACGTCAACCCGGTTCGGATTCAGCTTGTTCTGCTCCACGATCAGGTTCGCGGCGAAGCCGGCGGAGTCCTGCACGAGGCCAAGTTCTTCCAACTCCAGAAACGCCGCGATCTGATCAGCGCGAATGATGTTCGGCGTGACAACGTTCGGATTCGCAGTGCGCGTGCCGTTAGCGGCGAGCTTCTTCCGGCCGAACTTCGATGTGACGCGTCCAGCGAGAAAACGAATCACAAAAGCGAGCGTGAACATGGTCTCGATTTCGAGATACGAATTGTCCGGCTGACTATACGCATTGGTTAGGTACGACGTGATGATGTTCTGCATTGTCACGGTACCATCGTTCAGCACATTGAACGTGCTGATGCCGTTGTATAGCAGTTGGTTCTGCTGCGGCATCGAAAACTGCGAGGCCAGCGGAGGCGGCAGCATCGTACTCAGCGCAACTGTTTGGAGCGGCAGCGCCGGGTCATTGCGCAGCGAGACCGCCGAAGACGCCGCGAAATCCGCAGCGGCGATCCAATTCGGCGTCGGCGAGTCGTAAAAGCCCAACACACTTTGATGCTGGTTATTCTGCGTCTGCCCGAAAGTAGTCAGCGCGCCGAATGTGCCGCGATAGGCGATGAAGACGTGACCGTAAAGCTGTTGCTGCCAAGACCACCGACCCGTCACGTCATCAAGGAACGACTTCAGCGCGCCGAGACTCGTGCTGTCGGTGTAGGGGCAAACGATGAAGTCAAAGGACTTGTTCGCCAGGTTCGCGAGGCCGGTCGTCAGCGTCGGATTCGTCGCTCCCGCTGCCATCGCAACGAGGGCGTAAGTCAGGCCCGCCGGGGTCGCTTCACCCGCGGGAGCGCCGCCGTAGTTGAACCGCAAATCGATGTCGTTGCCGGCGGCGCCCGCATTACGCGCGGTGATGTTGACCTTGGAAAGCGTCACGCCATCGACGGCCGCAGTAACGGGCAGGTTCGCCGTCGCATTGATTGCCGCGGCGAACGCCGTCGCAAGCTGATTCGCAGTCTGCGTTGTCACGACGGCCATCTGCACGCGAACGCCGCCGATGTAGAAACTCAACACGCCGTTGGCAGTCGCGACATGCGTGAAGTTCACGCTGCCGGCCGCGGCAACAGCGGCGCCGTCATCGGTTAGGGGCAAATACCACAGCTCGCCGAGGGTGTCGGCAGCGCGATACGCCTGGGTCATGAGATGAATCATGGAGCCGACGCCGCCAACCGCTGCGGCATCGCCTACGCCCTGCGAAATCTGCGGCACATTCGGCGTGCCGGTGCCGGTGCCGGTGATCTGACCGATAATGAGCGAGCGCTGTACCGCCGTGGCGGTGTTGGCCTGGGAGTTATCGACTTCCGCGTAGAACAGCGGAACCCGAATAGCTTGCGAAATCTGCTTAAACGGTACGGTCACGGCTTAGCTCCCTTTCACTTTTTCGGCCGGGGCGACTACACCAGGCGGCTCCATTTCGACCACATCCCCATCCCGCAGAAGCCGCGCCCAGTATACATCAAAGGGCACTACCCGACCATCAACCGGGAGGAAATCCCGAAGCTGGGGATCGGGGATTTTGTACCCTTCGCGCGGCTTGACGAACTTGGTTTTCATTTTCAACTCCTGGGAATATCTTCGGACTCAACAACGAGAGTCGGAGCCTTGTAGTTGGTCGGAACATCCTCTTCACTTACCGCGAGCGAAGGCGGAACAAGCTTCGCCATAGCGGATACTTCAAGACGCCCGTCAGGGCCGGATGCGCGCGGTGAAGGGTTCGCGCCAGAGGCGAAATCGCTATCTGTGAAAGCGCCTGTAGGACTAAAGACGTTGGTCAAGTCCAGTTCGAGTTTCATCAGATATAAATCCGATGAAGGCGGAGGCGGAGACGGCCAGGTACTCATATCGCGGAAGTTCCGTCAGCGTTGGTCGGAAAAGGATCGAACACTTCAGGCAGCTCAATCGAGAGATCGAATGTAGCGCTACCAAGATGCCCGTTTCCTTCCGCGTTAACTCTGGTTTGCGTACTCGTGGATACGAATTGCTGAATCGCACGAACCAAAGCGTAATCAGTGAAAACCGCATTCTCGATTGCGTACATCATCGCATCGATGGCAGTTTGCGCAGCCGCGGCAGTATCTTTCAAATGCGCGCGAGCTTCGATGCGAATATCAACCGTGGTGGTGAAACAAGACTCACCGCGAGACCACGCTTGACGGTGATCGCTCGGCGAGTTGATGATAACCGCCGGAAGATTTCCTTCCTGCGTATTCCAATCGGCGGGGCTCTGAACATTCCAACCGAAAGAGCCTAGCGCGTTGATCTGCTGAACAATCGCCGCGATCTGCATACGCAGCAAAGTGCGCGCCGACATCGGCTGATTCGCGGCGGGGTTCGGTGTTGGTTGCAAACTCACGTTCCGTATCCGAGCTTATTTAGCGGTAAATAAATCCAACCGTGGCTATCAGGCTGCACATCTTTTACGACGTACTGATTGCCGTTTTTCTGCCGGGTAATTTGATCGCCCTGGACCGGCAAAGGGCGACCTTGGTTGGTGAAATCCGCCTCTCGCACACCGACGACAGGCCCGGCGGAAGTCACGCCGATGTCAGGTGTGGGGTTCGCATCCTCATACCCTTCATCGAACACGCCGTTGACCGTAAAAGAAGACGCCCCGGAGGCCGGGGCGTAGGTCAGTGCGGCATCACCATCCCCAAAAATTTCAAGGCACGGCGCGAGAATCAACCTGTCGATGTCAAGCGGCGGCATCCGGGCCGGACACGCTTACGCGCGCCCCCTCGCCCGCGCCGCTCTCGCTGACGCCTACGACGCGGCCAGCGCCCGCCGAAGCCGCTACCAGATGCCCCGATGCCTTCAGGCGCTCAGGTTCGCCTAAGGCGATCTCCGCGTCACTGAAGGGCACGACATCGCCGGCCGAGAACTTGACCGTCTTGCCTTCGGTGTTCGGGCCGGCATAGTGCAGAGTGCGGCCAGGCGCCACCACGAGAGGCCCGGCAGTCGCCTCGCCTTCAGCGGCCTCCAGCTCGCGCATTTCCTGCTCCAGCTTGTCCAGCTCCGCTTGCTCGGCGGCGTCCGGCGCGTTGGTCTGATGGCGGCTGGAGCCGCCGACAGGCGCAGGCGCCGGGCTCTGCTTATCGCGCGCCATGGCTTAGCTCTCGACCGGATCGCAGACCGTCGCGCCGACCGAAGCGTTCGGACGGCCAGGGATCACCAGCGGGCTCGACTGCATCATGATGATCCGCTGAGCCGGGTCTTCCTTCACCCAAGTCTTCGGCGCGAACGGCAGCGCCGCGTAGCTGAACGCGGGGTCGAGAATCTGGCCGTGGGCGCGCAAGCCCATCAAGTCGGGACCGGACATGATGACGGTACCATCGGTGAGCATCGGCTGCTCGATGTTGTTGTCATCCACGTACCAGTCGTTGTACAGCCACAGGTCGTACTGACCCCACTTGCCCTTGTAGACCGCGCCGCGCTCGATCTCGGCGCCAGGGTTGGCCTTGTTGCCGTAGCTCTGGAAGCGGTCGTACAGAGTCACGCCCTTGACGCCGGTCGCGTTGAGGAACAGCTCCCACGGCGTAGTGGTAAACACGATGTCCGTGGCCTTGGCGCCGGATGCCTTGAGGATGAGGCGCTGCCAGTGTTCTACGTCCTTCGTCGGAACCGGATCGGTACCGTCCGCGAGGAAGTTCGCCGCGGTGCCCCACTTCGCGGTGCCGGTCTTGACGATGGTCAGCGCGGCACTGCGGCCGTAGTCGATCAGGGTCGTCGGGAAACCTTCGCCGGAAACGGTCAGAGTGCCACCGGCAAGCACCTGCGCGGCCATCCATTCCATGCGGCGCTCCAGCATATCAACCTGATCTTCCATCTCGAAGACGAGGTTCGCCTGCTCGCGCTGGGCGCCCGACATCTCGCCGCCGATGCGCTCGCCGACTTGGCGCATGATCGGCCGGCGCAGGTCGGGTGCGCGCTTATCCTTGATGTACGGCGGCTTGAAGATGTTGGTCTGCACGCGGAGCTGTTCGACCATCTTGCCCTCGACCAGCGGCGAGACGAACGGCGACATACGGCGCTTGCCGATGATGACATCGATGGAGACGAACTCCGTATCCGACATCTTCAGGCCGGGGAAAAACTTGTCGAGCAAGAACTTCTGCGCACGCTTCAGGTTCGGCACCATCAGAATCATCTGATTCGTGTCGAAAATGTAGCTGTTATTGACTCCACCCATTTTTGTACTCCCGGTACTGCGTTTGTCGAGAAAAAGTTACCGCGCTGTCGCGCCTGGGCTTACGATTCCGGCGCCGCCGAAACGGAAGTCTTGATGAACAGGCTCAGCGGCGTCAGCAGATCGCGCAGAACATTGATGTTCACGCCGGGCGCAAGTAGCGGCTGCATGTACGCACCGTTGAACTCGCCTTGGAGGTAGATGCCGCCGACCACATCGCCCGCGGTGGCGTCGAACTGATCGACAGCAATGGCCTTCGGATACTGCGACCCGTCCGTGTTCGCCGGGTTGTAGAGCTTGTAACCGCCGCCGCCGGGCGCGGCCACGAGCGCGAAGGTATCGCCGGCCACGCACGGCGTGCCGCCGGCCGTGATCTTGAAGCTGATCTGAGTGTCGGTGAACTGCGTGCCGAACGTCGCGGTACCGATCTCGGCGCCGGCCGGGGAATACACCTGCGCGTGGGTCGCATCAGTGCAGACCGCGAGGTAGGTGCCCTGCTGCATCGTGGCGCCCGCGCTGATCGTGCCCACGGTGGCGTTGCCGGTGTTGGCGACGCCGCCCGCCAGGGTCGCGCCGCTGAGCGTGAAGGCGACGGCGTTGGAAGTCGCCAGCGTGTAGGCGTTGCCGGCCGTGCCGTACGCCTTGGAAGTCGCGGTGACCACAGCGCCGGCAACGCTATAGTTCATCTTGACGATGTTCGCATCCTGCGAGCCGAGCAGGAACGCCGTCAGATTGGTCGCGGTGCCGTTCACGTCGGCGCCGATGAGAACCTGCGTCGGAGTCGGGTTCGCCGCCTTGAAGGTGATGACGGTACCCTGAATCGTGACGGTATCGCCGTCAGCCGGCAGCGCAGCGACGGTGATCGTGCCGGAAGCAGCGGCGGTGCCGGTGCTGGCGGTGACGGCGCCGATGCTGACCTGACCCAGCACCATGCCGCGCTTGATGAGCGCGCCGCCGGTCATGGTGACGGAGCGAGTCACGAGCTTGAGATCGCCCGCGATAAGCTGATCCGGAATGAACAGTTCGGCGGCGATGCCGGGAACCTGCGGATTCGGACCCTGATTCTGCGCGATGAGGCTCATGTGTCGCTCCAGTCAACAAACGATAGAGGGTTTACTTCCAGCGCAGCGCTTCGGCCGCGTCCATGCACGCTTTCGCGCGGGCTTCGGGAGTGTCCTGGGCCGGCGCAGCAGCGCCAGGCTTGACAATCGGCGCGGCAGGCTCCGCAGCCAGGCGCTCCGCGAGCTGACTGCGCGAAGTGCGCGGCGGCTCCAGGGGGGTGACGTTGGCGGCTTGCAGCTTGTCCAGCACGGCGCCAGCTTCCTTACGAGTCATGCGCGTGTCGAAGGCCAGGCTCAGTGCCATACCGAGGTTCACCGCGGCCTTCGGGTGGCTCAGGATCGCGGCGCAGCGCTCGCGCTCGCGGTCGCGCGCCTGCGCTTCCATGGAATTACCGGTCAGCTCGGCGCGCTTGTCATCGTCCTTGTCGTCATCGTCATCCGACTCTTCCTTGTCCTTCTCGACCTTCTTGGCGCCTTTCTTGCCCTTCTTTTCCTTGGGCTCTTCCTCTTCGGACTCTTCAGCACGCGCGGTATCGCAGCGCTTGCCGTAGTCTTCGTCGGACTCGTTCTCCATCCGCTCCGGGTCGCGGTCGTCTTCGCCGTACTTCTTGGCGGCAGCGGCCGGGGCCGGGATCACAACGTCAGCCGCCAGCGGGGCAGTTGCCGTCGCCAGGGCGCTCAGGCCGATCAGGTGCGCAAAACGGGTGGTGAAAGACATTTTGAACGGCTCCCCTACAGGCTCTTGACAAAATCTCTAAAGGCTTCTTCCGGGGAGGCGATTCGCTTGGCGAACCCAACATCTAGTGCTTTCTTCCCCATGAAACACCCAGCGGATGTATTTGTAACACTATCCACAGGGAGATTCAAATTGCGTGCCACAGTCTCGCAAAAAAGCTGGCCGACTGTATCGACATCGGCCTGAATCCGTTCGCGAGCTTCCTTGGAAAGCGGAATCTCGGGACGCCCATCGGCTTTGCGATCTCCGTAAGTGATGAGCGAAACCTTGATACCGGCTTCTTGAAGGGCCTTGGAGACTTCCGTCGCGATAACGATCACGCCAACTGAGCCTAAGCCGCCTGTGCGCGGAATGACGACATTACCGGTCGCCGAAGCGAGCGCGAACGCGGCTGAATAGGCGTGATCAGAGCAAATCGCGATGTGCGGTTTCTTGTTGCGATTCGCGTAGATCAAATCCGCGAGATCGAAACAGCCGGACACTTCACCGCCGGGTGATTCGACATCGAAGCAAATGCCTTTTACCGTCGGATCATCAAGCGCGACTTCGTAATTCTGGCGAATGCCGTCATATCCCGTCATTCCTGAGTAGGGGTAAAGCGTGCCAAGTTTATTGACGAGCGTGCCTTCGATGGGGATTACGGCGGCGCCTGCGATTACTTCATATTCAGCATCGTGTTCAGTTTCGCGCGACTCCCGAAACGCTAAAGCGTCAGCATCAACGCGCGCGTAGTTCTTAGCTTCGCGCGGCATGAAATTATCGAGCGAAACAATGCCAAGACGTTCCGCGAGAACGCCCATGACGATTTCCGCTTTCATCGGATGAATCGCGAGCGGAACGTTAAATAGCTTCGCCGCTAAATAGGCATGACGGCTCATTGTTCGGCATCCGGTTTACTGCGATAGTTAGGCGATTTAGGATCGTGCGAACCTCCGCGATTTGGCGATTGATTCATTCCGACTGAACCGAGCCATTCGGGAATTTGCAGACCCAGCTCGCGGTATTTGTCTTCTTCGATCTTGCGGCGTTCGAGGTTTTCTTCCCAATCGCCGCCGGAACCTTCCGCTGTTTCATCTTCCAGCGTCGAAAGGCCCGAAGTCATCGCGAGAACCGCGCCCTCGCGATCCGCGACCGGATCGGGGTAGCCGCGACCGGGGCCGACCCACTTGCACGCTGCGTAAGCCGCGCGGCATTCTGCGAACTCCGGAGCGCCAGCGGGAAGCGGAAGATCATCCACTTCAAAAAATTCTTCCATCGCAGCGCAGCGCACGCCCATGCCGGTATTATTGCCAAAATCGTAGCGGCGGCGCAGCGTCGTCTTCCACACTTCCAGCAGTGCCGCACGAGCCGCAGAGAAATTGACACTCTCCCAATCCTGGGAGAGTTGCTGTTCGGTCATGCCGAGGGCGGTCGCGCAATAGCGAATAAACGCCTTTTGAAACGATGCGAAATTCGTCGCCGGACGCTTGGCGTCCACCATGCCGACTTTCTCGCCGGGAAATAGCGACAACATTCGCGAATCGCCGAACATCGTCTTGCGGTCGCCGTGAAAATCCGTCCGCATCTGCTGATAGTTGTTAAGGTCGAATTCCTCTCCAACCGCTTGTTCAACCAAATCGCGGTCCATCGGCGATTCGATGTACGCCGCGAATGTCGCATTGATGATCGCCGCATCAAGCTCGGCGCGGTCGTACTTCGCGAGCATGCGCAGTCGATCAAGAATCGGCGCGAAAATGCCGCCTGCGCCGCGATGCTGGCCGGCGCGCGTGCGCTCGTAGTCGTGGATAATGATCGGACGGCCCCACGAGGTTTCGCGCGCAATACGATCCCAGCGCAGGGATTTTGCAGCGCTCCACCAATCGCCCTGGTGCGCTTCGCGGATATGGTACGCCACGGCGGCGCCGGTATTTTCATCGATCTCGACGCCGCCGCGCATGACGTTGGTGTCGAAACTCTGCATTGGATTCGACAAACGATCCGGGTCGATCAAATTCAGCGCTGTACCGTAGCGCGACTTGCCGAAGCCCTTGCGCTCCGGTAGATACGTCACCTGAATCAGCGAATCGCCGTCCTGCATTTTGTGCCGGAAAGCAACTCGCATCATCTCATTCACCGACATATTGCGCTGTGCGTCGGAATATTTGCCGGGGTCTTCGGCCCATACGCGCCAGGATGCGTTTACTGCACGAGAAAATTCATCCGCCCACTTCGCGTCAAAGGTTTTCTTACCGGTATACGCGGCGAGCCAACGATAATCAGGCTTGGAGATCGGCCGAAAAACATTGCCGATGGTGTTGTCAATGATGCGCGACAAACCGCCAGAGGCCCAGCCGTCAT